CGATTGCAGTGACTTCAATGCCAACTAGATGCTTAAGCTTTCAGTTGATATTTACTGGAGCAGAGACTTACGATACCGACGAACCAAATATTCATGGTGGCGCGATGTGGGCTAGAATGCCAATCACTGCTTTAGTCGCGGATACGCCGCTTGAAGAATGGCCTGAACCTATGGAGGTATGGGCGGCACAACCTTGGGATTGTTCGTCAAGGACGCACAGTGTCTATGTTTTGGACAGGGCAACCCCGTGTCCTTGGCTTGCCAAGATCGACAACAAGCTTTATCCCGCTAAATACTACTTCACGGTAGATTATACGGACTCAGAGATAGCGGATGACCCAGCGCAGCACAAACAGTCTCATGTCATGGAATTGTTGGATGCTGGCAAATGGACAGGGAATATCGTGGCATTACCCAATAATCGGGTGAGGGTGACACACCCCGCATGGTTTGAGACAGGAGAAGGTGCGCCGGATTTCAGGCCATCACAACACATTCATTACAGCAAGTCAGATCTGGACTACACGTTAGATGTGAACAAGGTTTTTAATAATTTGTACGCAGAGGATTTAGATGAAGAAGAGTAAAGGTTACGCTGGCGGCGGAAAAATGAAGCCTAAGATGAGCGCAAAAGGTATGTCTAAGGGCGGAAAGCTTCCTATGGTTGAAAAAGATGGAAAGCAAGTTCCTTTCTTTGCTGCTGACGGAAAAGGTAAAATGGCTAATGGTGGGGCAGTCCCTAAAACCAAAGGTTATTTTAAAGGTGGCAAGACTATGACTACCAAAGGCTCTGCTGCTGGTGGAAAAATGAGGCCAAAGGGAATGGCTGCTGGCGGAACTGTTGCTAGAGGCAGCGGCGCAGCAAGGCCTCAGATGTTTAGGAAAGATGGATAAATGGCTATAGATCGCCCCCTACAGACTCCAGACAGCCCTATCTATGAGCAAGTAGATGAGTCTGACTTAGAGATAGAGATTGTGAACCCAGAGTCGGTTTCTGTCGAAACTCCTGATGGCGGGGTGATTATTGACTTTGATCCAGATGATTCAGATACAGTAGCGGATCACGATTCAAACTTAGCAAACTTTATTCCTGATGAGGTTCTTAGCGAAATATCTCGTGATCTAGTTGGATCATTCAAAGCAGATAAAGAAAGCCGACATGATTGGGAGCGAGCCTATATACAGGGATTAGATCTTCTTGGTCTTAAACATGAAGATAGGACAACTCCTTGGGATGGAGCCTGTGGTGTATTTCACCCGCTGTTAACTGAGTCTGTTATACGCTTTCAATCTCAAGCAATACAAGAATTGTTTCCAGCAAGCGGCCCCGTCAAAACATCAATTGTTGGAAAAATTGATGATGAGAAAGAAAAGCAAGCTCACAGAGTTCAAGACTATTTGAATTACTTAGTCACCGAACAAATGACTGAGTACAGAACTGAAACTGAAAAGATGCTGTTTTCTCTTCCTTTAGCGGGAAGTGCGTTTCGCAAAGTTTATTATGATCAAACACTAGGAAGACCTTGCAGTATGTTTGTGCCTGCTGAAGACTTTGTGGTGAGCTATGGCGCGTCTGACCTAGCTACCTGTGAAAGAGCAACACATATACTTAAAAAGAGCCAGAACGAGATTAGAAAGCTTCAGGTGGCTGGTTTTTATTCAGATGTAGAAATTTCTTCTCCGACCCCTGATGTTGATGAGATTGAAAAAAAGTACAACGAGTTAACTGGTGACTCATCTAACTATGAATATGACTCAAGACATACTCTTCTTGAGTTTCAGGTTTACTTAGATCTTCCTGGATTTGAAGAAACTGAAAATGGCGAGCCTACTGGAGTAGCTTTGCCTTATGTTGTTACTGTTGATCAGTCGTCTAGGATTGTTTTGTCGATCAGAAAGAACTGGTACAAGGATGATCCTAAAAAATTAAAGCGAGAACACTTCGTTCACTACCAGTATATGCCGGGATTAGGCTTTTATGGCTTTGGTTTGATCCACATGATAGGCGGATTGGCTAAATCAGCCACCTCTTTACTCAGACAACTGGTTGATGCAGGCACATTATCCAATTTGCCGGGCGGTTTAAAGTCCAGAGGGCTTAGGATTAAGGGTGATGACACTCCAATTATGCCCGGAGAGTTCCGTGATGTTGATGTTCCTAGCGGCGCGATAAAAGACAACATAAGTTTTCTGCCTTACAAAGAGCCAAGCTCTGTTTTATATCAATTGATGGGCGATATTGTTGAGGAGGGGCGTAGATTTGCCTCTGCTGCTGACGTAAAAGCAGCGGATATGAACGCTGAAGCACCTGTTGGCACGACTTTGGCGATACTAGAACGCTCTATGAAGGTGATGAGCGCGGTTCAGGCGCGTTTACACGCATCAATGCGGGTTGAATTAAGGCTTTTATCTAACTTAGTAAGGGATTTTGGCCCAACAGACTACCCTTACGAGTCTGATATGGAAAAAATTACCAAAGAAGACTTTGATAATCGTGTGGATATCATTCCTGTTAGCGATCCTAACGCTGGAACTATGGCTCAGCGCATAATGCAGTACCAAGCAGCTCTTCAATTGGCAGCGCAAGCCCCAGAAATGTACGACATGCCTCTTTTGCATAGACAAATGCTAGAAATACTCAACATTCGTGATGCAGAAAAGATTGTTCCTACTGAAAAAGACATGTTCCCTGAAGATCCTGTGTCAGAAAACATGAATATTATTAACGGCGAGCCTGTTAAGGCGTTTATTTATCAGGATCATAAAGCACATATACAAACACACATGGCATTATCTCAAGATCCCAAGGTTTTAGAGATTATGGGTAAAAGTCCTAACGCAAAAAGTGTTATGGCTGCTATGTCGGCCCACGTTCAAGAGCATTTAGCGTTTGAATACAGGCAACAGGTAGAAAAAGAGCTTGGAGTAGAGCTTCCGCCCCCAGATCAGCCGCTTCCAGAGGACATTGAGTACAGGATATCGCAATTAGTAGCACCTGCTGCGGAACAATTGCTTGGAAAGAATCAACAAGAGCAGCAAGCTGAAAAAGCGCAGCAACAAGCGCAAGATCCTATAATTCAAATGCAACAGAAAGAGCTTCAAATAAAAGAACAGGAGTCTCAGTCGAAAGCCCAGCTCGAAATGGCTAAGATTCAATTAGATTTACAAAAATCTGCGGATAAATCCTCTCTGGAAAGAGAAAAACTAGACCAGCAGAGAGATATTGAAACGGCTAGGCTTGGTGTTAGAATTTCTGAAAGCAATCAGCGCGAAGAACTAGAAAGCAGGCGGATTGCTTCAAAAGAATCCATTGACGGAGCAAAGATAGGCGTTGAAATAGCAAAGGATATTTTAGGTGAGTGACGCTGTACCCAATAATGTCTTTGAATTCTTAAGAAAAAGAATAAGAGAAGAAATGAACGAGATAAGCGACCATATTAGTGGTGGTGCTTGCTCTGATTTTAGTGAATACTCTAAATGCTGCGGGGTAATACAAGGACTCGCAGTAGCAGAACGTGAATTGCTTGATCTTAAACAAAAGATGGAGCAAGCGTAACCGCTGCATAAGCAGTGCAGGCTAACTCTGGAGGCCTATATATCCAGTGCAACGACTCTGAGCGTTATACTCAGTGCAAGGTAAATATTGATGAGTGAATCTTTAAACCTAGTCGAGGATAGTTCGTCCGAACAAGATGAATCATCCCGCAAAGCAAAGCTTTTACCCGATCCCAAAGGGTACAAAATTCTTATTGCATTGCCAGAACCTGACGAGATGACGGCAGGCGGAATACTAAAAGCCGCTGAAACAATGCAACTTGAAGAGGTAGGATCTATCTGTGGCCTAGTGATAAAACTAGGCCCAGATGCCTATTCTGATGAAAAGCGATTTCCTTCAGGGCCGTTCTGCGAGGAAGGTGATTTTGTCTTAATGCGTTCTTACACGGGAACAAGATTTAAGGTTCAAGGAAAAGAATTTCGTTTAATCAATGACGATAGCGTAGAAGCTGTTGTCGAAGATCCAAGGGGGATAGTTAAGGTATGAGTGAAGCGCAACAAGAAATGGAGTCCGAGTCTCCATCAAGTGCTGAAGATAAATTTTTTGGCATTAAAACTCAGATAGGCAAGAAAGAGGAGCCTGTTGAGAAATCCGCTGATTCAGACGTTGAATATGAAATTGTCGATGATCGCCCTTTAGAAGATCGAAGGCCTAGCAAGTACGAAAGGCCTGAAGATGAATCTGAGGAAGAGCTAACTGGAGTTAGCGATAGCGTTAAAAAAAGAATCGATAAGTTAAGATTTGACTATCACAATGAGCGAAGAGAAAAAGAAGCAGCAATAAGAATGCGCGATGAAGCAGTCAATGTCGCACATACTTACAGCAAAAAGAATCAAGAGTACGAAGCTTTAATTGGTAGAGGCGAGGAAGTCCTTGCTGATTCTATAAAAGAAAAAGCTCAGATTGCTTTAGATAATGCTAAGGCTTCTTACAAAAAAGCTTATGAAGAAGGCGACACTGATAAAGTAGTCGATGCTCAAGAGCAGATGTTTGTTGCTCAACAAGAAATAGTTGAGGCAAACAAATACAAAAGAGACATTGGCTCTTATCAGGAAAACCAAAAGAGACAGCAGATTGCTCAGCAGGAAGCTGCACAAGCCGCGCAAGCCGCGCAGCAGCAACCTCCTCAAGCAGAGCTTTCGCCAGCAGCAAAGGAATGGGCTGACCAAAATCCTTGGTTTATGGCGGATGGATACGAAGAAATGACAAGCCTAGCTTATGGAACTCATACAGCTAACATCAAACAAGGTATACCTGTTGATTCTCCAGAGTACTTTGAGCGTGTTAATTCCAGATTAAGACAGGCTTTTCCAGATTTTGATTGGCAGGGTAGCGATTATGGACGTAACGCAACTTCGACTGCTAGTCCACCCACGACGGTGGTGGCTCCTTCCACAAGGAATAATGGAGCAAAACCGCGCAAAGTGAAGCTAACGTCCACTCAAGCAGCACTCGCCAAGCGGCTTGGGTTAACCAACGAACAGTATGCACAACAACTCATTAAGGAGGGCAAGCATGTCTGAAGAGCGCACACCAAGGACGAGTGAATCTCGTCAGCAAGAAGCAAGACACGATGACAACTGGGTTCCGGCATCTATACTGCCAGATCCAGAACCGCAAGATGGTTATGTTTTTCGTTGGGTAAGGACTGCTATTTTAGGGCAATCAGATAATACCCATGTTTCACAAATGTTTAGAGAAGGTTGGGAGCCTGTGAAAGCAGAGGAACATCCAGAACTAAAACTTCAATCCGATCTTCATTCTCAATTTAAAGGGAACATTGAGGTTGGCGGGCTATTGCTTTGCAAATGCTCTGAAGAAAAAATGAAACAAAGAACCAAGCATTTCCAGCAAATTGCGGATAATCAAATGGAGTCTGTCGATAATAACTTCTTGCGAGAAAATGACCCTAGAATGCCTTTGTTAAATCCAGAGCGTAGTTCTAGGACAACTTTTGGTAGAAACTAGCCCTTTGTTGCAGGGTTGTTTCTAAGAGTAAGGAGGTCATTATATGGCTACCAGCGCAACCCCAATGGGTGCTGAACCTACTGATACTCTTAGTGCAAGTGGCTCTTTCACTGGAAAAGTCCGGCACATGAAGATTGCCAGCGGTTACGGCACAGCCATTTTTTATGGCGATTTTGTTAAACTAGTTGCTGCCGGAACGGTAGAAAAATCTGCAATTACAACGGCTGTCGTCGCAGGCACAGTTGGAATTTTTGTAGGATGCTCTTACACCGATCCGACTTCTAACCAGTTAACTTTTAACCAGCAATTCCCTGCTTCTACAGCAGCATCTGACATTATGGCGTATGTTGTTGACGACCCTGATCTTGTTTTCAGGATGCAAGGTGATGGATCTATTGCCCAGACAGGACTTGGAAACAATGTTTCACTAGTCAATACGGCTGGCTCGACCTCGATAGGTCGAAGCAAGAATGCAGTAGATGCTTCAACAATTGCTACAACCAACAGTCTGCCGATGCGTATTGTTGAGTTTGTGGATGGCCCATCCAGTACGGTTGGCGACACCTACACAGACGTTTTAGTGACATACTTGCCACTAAGCCACGCATACGAAACCGCGCTAGGCGTATAAAGGAGATTAAAGAATGGCTATTTCAAGAGCGCAAATGCTTAAGGAACTCCTGCCGGGACTTAATGCCCTTTTTGGTTTGGAGTATGAAAAGTACGAAGATGAGCATACGCTTATCTATGAGACTGAAAGTTCAGATAGATCTTTTGAAGAAGAGGTTAAGCTGAGCGGATTCGGTGCTGCACCAGTAAAAAATGAAGGCTCTGCAATCTCTTATGATTCAGCGCAAGAAGCTTTTACTGCACGATACAACCACGAAACCATTGCTATGGGTTTTGCTATAACTGAAGAAGCTATGGAAGATAACTTGTATGACTCATTGTCTGCACGTTACACCAAAGCTCTTGCACGAGCTATGGCTTACACTAAGCAAGTTAAGTCAGTTAACCCTCTTAACAATGGTTTTACTAACTCTTACCAAACTGGTGATGGTGTAAACCTTTTCACCGCATCTGGAGATGGAGTTACAGGTGGTGACGGACACCCGCTAGTTAATGGCGGAAAAAACAGCAACCGTCCTTCTACGGCGGCAGACTTAAACGAAACATCTTTAGAGAATGCAATTATTGATATTGCTGCATTTACTGATGAGCGTGGTCTGTTGATCGCTGCTAGACCCCGACGATTGATTGTCCCTCCTGCTTTGATGTTCACAGCCGACAGGTTATTAGAATCTAATAATCGCGTGGCTACAGCAGACAATGACATTAACGCTATCCGAAACATGGGAGCAATTCCTGAAGGATATGCGGTAAATCATTATCTGACTGATTCAAATGCTTTTTTTATCATTACTGATATTCCTAACGGATTAAAGCATTTTGAGCGTACTCCTATGGAGACAAGCATGGACGGAGACTTTGATACTGGTAACGTGAGGTACAAGGC